CATGGACGAAGCCGAAGCCTCTGCCACCTTGAAAGAGTTTAACAAGTGGTTCGGCGGCAGCTGGGGCGATGCTGATACCGCAGTGCTGGACAACTACATCTCCAAGGATCATGTCTATGACGGCAAGATGTACCGAGGGATGAAGTTCAACCCGGAAACATTCGACGCATTCATGGAGAATATTTCTCCCGGTGCGACCATCAGCATGAGGCGCAATTCCTCCTGGTCCAGCGATGAAGCAGTAGCCCGGAGCTTCGCAGCGCACTCTTACGATGCGACATTCTCCGTGATGATTACTTGCGTCAAAAACAGGACATCCGCGCCGGTGGATCACCTGTCCGGAGTGGGAGAGTCCGAGGTAATCGCCCACAGCAAGGCACAATGGACAGTTCTGCACAGCGAGGTCGTAACCTGGCCCAGCGGTGCAAAGAAAGCATACCTGACAGTAGTAGAAAAGGGGGAATAATATGAGCATCCATGATAAATGGGGCAGTGAAACAGCCTCAGACTGGGTTGTCACGCCTTCCACTGTGAAGCTGCAGCCCGTCAAGAAAGCAGAAAAAACCACAAAATCAATGGATGACAGCAGAGCGGTCCTCTTTATCGGTCTGAAGATTGCAAACGCCGAGCCCCTGGCCATCGAGGGCGGCGAGAACCACGAGGACTTCCATGTCACCCTGGCTTACGGCCACTTCGATGCACGAGGCGACGAGGACGATACCTCCGTCCGTGTGCAGCACGCCATTGACGATATCCGGGATCTGATTCCCGACACAATCAAATTCGATGCTATGGGCCGATTCCAAGCCTCTGAGAGCAGCGACGGCAAGGATGTGATCTATGCCCAGGTTGCTGCCGGTCAGCTGGAAGAGCTCCATGACGAGCTGCTGAAGGCCCTGAAAAACCACGGCATCAAGCTGGAGACAACATTCCCCACATATAAGCCCCACATGACCCTGGCCTACATCGATCCGAAGGTACATTACGACCTCCAGGAGATCGATGCCACCGGAACCCCCATCAAGGTGATGATCGGCCACGGCTGGGAATCCACCAAAGAGAACAACTACACCATCGCCAAGATGGACGAAGACCGCAGATTGGTATTCGGCTGGGCGTCTATTTCCTACACCGCCGACGGGGAGCACCTGGAGGATCTGCAACATGACCTCATTGACCCCGAGGACATGGAAGAGTCGGCTTACGAATATGTCCTGAACTTCCGGGACACCGGCGAGCTGCATAACCCTGATCTGCGAAAAAAAGGCAGGCTGGTGGAAAGCGTTGTATTCACCACCGAGAAGATGAAAGCCATGGGCATCCCCGAAGGCATCCTTCCCATCGGCTGGTGGGTAGGCTTCAAAATCGACGATGACGAAGCCTGGGAAAAAGTGAAAAACGGCACCTACCGAATGTTCTCCGTCGAGGGCACCGGCCAGCGGGTGCCGGTAGAATAACCCCGAAAGGAGCTTCATTATGGCAAACAAGCTCAAGAAAATGCGGTATACAAGCATTGATCTTGTGCCGCGTGGAGCCAACCAGGAAGCACATATCACCCTGTTCAAGGGCCTGGATGGCAACCCCGAAGAAACCCACCGCACAGAGGCACCCACAGCCTCCCGGACAATCAGCAAGTCCGACCCCAACCGCTTCGACTACATCATCGAGGCGTTCCCCTAACTCAGTAGAGAAATTCAATCCATTCCATGATGCCCTGGGCCGCTTCGCAAGTGCCAGAGGATTCAAAACCTATTCCGCCAACCCGAAGCTGAAAGCCGCGCAGCCTTCCATCATGCGCTCGTTCTCAGCTGGACATGGGCGCACGCTCAATGTCCACCGGGAATCGAAGGGTGAGAGCATCACCCAGAATGCCAGATGGCTTGAAACCGGGAAGAAACCCTCTGTCCCGGCAGCAGTCAGCAGGCAGCGGTACCAGCAGCGAAAGCTGAAACAGCAACAGCAGGCCCAGCAACAGCAAAACACCGCACAGAAACCTTCTCAGAAGCCACCAGCACCGCAAAAACCACAAACCCAACCACAGACATCAAGCGCCAGTGTAGCAGCCGGTAAGGCTACCCACGCTGTCAACGGCCAGGATCTGGCCGGGAAGTTCCAATTCAAAGGGACCAATGATTACAGCATAGAGCAGGTCATCAAGGCCCAGGGCTTCGATGGCAAGCCGACGCTGACCAGCGACAGGGCCGCCTTCTCTTCTGCCTGCAAAGCATCCAACTTCATTGCCAAACGCGGCATCGGGGCATCTGACCAGCGCACACTGGATGCCTATGACCAGGCGCTCAAAACCGGCGAGTTCTATGTGAAGTGCCGGGGCGGCTCCGTCCATGGTTACGGTATGTATGCTGCCTCAGTCGCGGCCAATGGCAGGAACGCAAGATCGGGCATCCGAGACGCGGAAGGAACAGCGAAAGCATACGCAAACGGCAACAGGGCTCAGAAAATCTACACCATGACCCTGGACAAGAGCGCGAAGATTGGGAACGAGTCCACGCTGCGACGGCAGATGCAGAATGATAATGAATACCGAAAAGTGTGTAACAACAGCAGCATCAACTGGCGATACACGCAGGATGTCGGTGTATACGCTGCCTATAAGGGCTACGATGCCTATGTGGCAGGTAGCGGAAGAAGCAGTTCAAGCGGCTCGTCTTCCGACTACACCGTCATCCTGAACCGCTCAAAGGTCATCATTTTTGACCCGTCTGTGTAATGACTGGGAAATTTCTGTGGTAACGCAACCTTAATTCTGGACGATTGCTGTAAAATTACTGTGTAGGAATGGAGGAGATAATATGGAGCTGTTCGACCTCATTTGCGGCACTTTGGCCGAAGACGAGAAAGTGAACGCCCAGAGCGTGGAAAAGGAAGATGATAGTCTGACCTTCCAGCGCGACGAAGATGGTGTCCTCTGGAGCTATGATGCCGCCGGCAAGAAAGTCGGACGGATCTTCGAGCACGGAGATGACAGCATCGACGAGATCACCGAAGTGTAACCCCGCCGGGGCGACCCGGCACCACAGAACGGAGGAATTATGGAACCCGAAACCAGTACCGTGCTGGAGCAGCTCTGCAAGAGCCTCCAGACATTTGGGAACATTGCCATGGCTGCAGAGAGCCGGGACAAGCTGTACCGGTATAACGACGCCCTGATGCAGTCCCTGTACAGCATCCTCGACGACTGCGATTGTGGCGAGGATAAGAAGCTGGAAGCCTTCAATACCACCATGGAGCAGTATTGCACCGCAATGAAAGAGCTGTTCCCGAAACTCATTGCCGTCAAGCCCGAACCGGAAACGCCGGTAAATGCTGTGGGCAAGGCAGCAGAGGAGAGCTTCGATTTTATCGAAGAAGCGTAACCCCCGTCATCCCGGCCCTCGGGCCAGAAAATAAACCGAAAGGAAGATTCCAAATGGCAAATTTCGTTATCGACAAGAGCCGATTCAACGACGAGCAGCTGGCCCAGTATGAGGCGCTGGTCGCCATCGGCAAGGCTGAGGTTGACCCCGAGGCCAACAAGGAAGAGATGGAAGAGGAAACCCCTCCCGCCGTCCCTCCCAAGAAGAAACCCACCGAGAAAGCAGAGGTAGAAACCATGGAAACCAAGAAGTCCGCACCCGCTGAGTTCGAGCTGCCTGCCTTCGTCAAGGACGCTATCGCCAAGAGCGAGAAGTTCATCGAGGAGCAGGAGAAGAAGGAGCAGGTCGATCTGGCCAAGAAGTACGACATCCTGGGCCAGAAGCCCGAAGAGCTGGGCGCTCAGCTGTATGAGCTGAAGAAGTCCAACGAGGAAATGTACAACACCTGCATCGCCATGCTGGACAGCCAGGTGGCTCTGATCGAGAAGTCTCCCCTGTTCTCCGAGATCGGCAAGTCCGGCCACTCCGGCGGCAGCTACAACGGCCTGAGCGGTGCTGAGGCTAAGGCTGATGCCAAGGCCCAGGAGATCATGAAGGCTGACCCCAACATGACCTACGAAGCTGCCATCGCCAAGGCCTGGGAGGATCCCGCCCTGGCAGCAGAATACGATGCTGAGTATTTCGGCAAGTAAGGAAAGGAGCATATAACCATGGCAAGAAAGCGTAATTACCGCGGCGCCCAGTTTAACCAGTCTATCTCCATCGCGGAGATGGCAGGCGCTGCAATCGAGGACGTCCGCAACCTCATCATGAAGTATGACGATAACGGCGATGTGGTCCTGGCTACCGCTGGCACCGACATTCCCCTCGGCGTTGCTACCATCGAGTCCGGCTACAACGACATCACCGGTCAGACCTCCGGTAAGGTCGAAGTCGGCGACCAGGTCGATATCCTGATTAAGGATCGCGTCGTGGTCCTGGCTGGTGCAGCCATCAAGAAGGGCCAGGAGGTCGCCGCCGGTGCTAACGGCATGGCAGCCGTCGCCGCTGCCGGTGACTACGTTCTGGGCATCGCCCTGGGTAACGCCGAAGAGGGCAATTACCTGGAAATCCAGATCGCCAAGTATCAGAAAGCCTGATAAATCAACAAGGAGGCAATAACAATGAGCAACATCAAACCTGCACATATCAATATGCAGATTGCGAAGGGCGAATTCCGCCCCCACACCATGATGACCAACATGGCTCTGAACTACTTCCAGAGCTTCGACAACTACTTCGCCCGGGGCATCTTCCCCATCGTCCGTGTCCGGCTGTCCTCTGACAACTACGTCCGCTGGAGCCTGGAAGACCTGCTGCGTAACAACTGGCAGCCCAAGCCTGCCTACGGTAAGGTCACTCCTACCGTCATCGGCGAAGATTCCGATACCTACTCCGTGAGAGTCTACCAGGACATCCGTGGTATCGACGAGATCCGTGAGACCGACATCAGCCGCCGTCAGGGTCCTTCCGCATTCAACAACACCCGCCAGTGGCTCACTAAGAGCATTGCCGAAGGCGCATCCATCAAGCAGGACATCGACTTCGCCAGCAAGTTCTTCCGCTCCGGTGCCTGGGCAAACGAGTGGGAAGGCGTTGACGATACCAACGTATCCGGCAAGCAGTTCATCAAGTGGAACAACGACAACTCCGATCCCATCACCTTCGTTGCCGACCGTGCCCTGGAGATGCTGGAGAAGACCGGTCGCAGGCCCAACCGCCTGGCCATGGGTGCCAACGTCATGAACGCCCTGCGTAAGCACCCCGCTATCCTGGAGCGCATCAAGTACGGCGGTACCGCTGCCAACCCCGCTCAGGTCAATGTCAATGCCCTGAAGTCCCTGTTCGAGATGAACCACCTGACTGTCATGCAGTCCATCCACAATCCTTCCAAGCTGGGCAACGAGGCCGACATCCAGTTCATTGCCGACCCCAACGCAATCCTGCTGGCCTATGCCCCTGAAACTCCTTCCCTGCGTGAGCCTTCCGCCGGCTACATCTTCCAGTGGGACATGTTGGGCGATGGTCAGATCATGCCTATGTTCCAGTTCAAGGGCGAGGGCGGTACCCACTCCGAGTTCGTCGAAGGTCTGATGGCCTACGACATGAAGAAGACTGCTGACGATCTGGCTGTGTTCTGCACCGGCGTCGTGTAAGGAGGAATCGACATGAAACTGATCGCACGGAAACCCTGTGGTTTTGGCGGTAAGAAGTTTTATATCGGTGACGAGATCCCTGCAGAATACGTCCTGGAACCCAAACTGCAGGAGAAAATGGGTGTCCTGGCCATCGTCAAGGACGAGGCCGCGGCTCCCGATCCTGTGGAGTCCGCGGAGTCCATGGAAGTGGTCATCCATGCCAAGGAAGGCGACATGCCCCTCAATCTGACCCAGGACGGTCTGCAGGCTGTCGTGGATGTCCTCACCAGCAAAGCCGCTGATGCAAAGCCGGTCATTGAGCAGATGACCGATGGTGATGCCCTGATCCTGCTGCACATCGCTGATAGCCGCAAGGAGATCAAGATAGCAGCTGAGAACCGGGCAAAGGCCCTGAGCGCCGAGGAAAATCCCGAGGAGACCCCCGAGGAGACCGATAAGGAAAATCCCGAGGAGAGCGCAGGTGAGCAGTAATGGCTGCCCACTACACCTATGATCCCACCCGAATCACAGAGGGCCGTATCGATCAGATGCGGTTCGAGCTCGGCGATACCGTCGTCGATATTGACGGCATGGCAAGCCCCCTCTGTGACGAGGAGTACGCGGCGATCATTGATAAGTACGGAAAGAACTGGCGCATGGCCAAGTTCAAGTGCCTGGAAGCCATCTGCATGAAGCTGTCCTATGAGGTCAATACCAGTGTCGGCGGCCTGTCCTATTCCCTGTCTGAGCGATACAACCGCTTTAAGGCAATGAGGGACGAGGCAAAGAAGGAACTGGCTGCTATCGGCGGTGTCCCCCGTCCCGGGCACCCCGGCAGCATCAGCCCCCATGGCGGCACACCGTACTTCTACAATGACATGCAGACGAATCGCCGAAAATTCTGACCGAAGGAGTGAATCCCTATGCTGCATTCTTTCAGACCTATGCTCCGGCCCGGCCAGGGATTCAAGAAGTTCCGTATTCTGCGGAGGGTTGGAGGCACCACCAATACCGGCAGGCCGCACACCAACAGCAGATCCCCCGTAGGTGAGATGACCGGAATGCTCACGCAGGCAAGCCCCAAGGAGATCGAGGAGCATAAACAGCTCAAGAATCCAATCACCCACACCCTCACGGTCCAGCAGCAAGGCATGAAACACCGGGCGAAGGCCAACGATATCCTCGAATTGGTGGAAAGCGGCGGAGAAAAAACCCGCCAATTCATGGTGAAGGGAGACCCGCAGGATCCCGGAGAACTGGGATTCTTCCTGGTCTATAAAGTCGAGGAAAGGGCTGATCTGTAATGAGTAGAGTAACCGTCACCGGCGGCTCCATTGAGGAAGTCGCCCGGAAAGTTGCAACGGCAATCCCGCAGCAGATGGCCAGCCGCGCCTATCGTGCATCCAATGAGCTCCGGAACTCCGCTCTGACCGTCCTGAGCGGCGGCAGAAGCGGCCGGATGTACGGTGGACACCAGGCATCCGCGCCCGGTGAGCCTCCCGCAGTATGGACCGGTACCTTCCGCCTTTCCTGGCAGCCGAAAACATTCCCGGGAAGCACCATCTTTCTGTCCAGAATCGAAACAGGTGTCGGGTATGCTGACTGGCTGGAGAACGGTACCCCCGGCGGCCAGATGGCGCCCCGTCCGCACCATGAACGGATCCAGCAGGATGCTCTACCGAAGATCGTCCGGATCTACGATGAACCGTACAACGTATAAGGGAGGAGAGAAACCATGATCGAGCAGGCACTATATCAGCATTTGCAGGAGCAGGAATCTCTCCGCCCTTACCTGGCCGAATACGCCGGGAAAATGGCCATCTTCAA